CCATCCAGCACAATTGTATCCGATTCGATACCAAACCAATCCGCTGCTTTCATTCTCCAATAGGACTTCGAATCTTCAATACATGATTCGTTATACAAGCTATATCTATGTCCATTTGCCAAACGTTCCATTGTTCTGGATGGAAACGTTCGAATCACTGGAAATGTTCAGATTGATGGAACTATACGACTGGCGGGAGATATGACTTGTGCAAGTTCAATGTCGGTAGCGGGTGGTGTAGATACTCCGGGTATTACAGGTGTTGCTGTTGCATTGCAGCAAATTCCAGTTGCAGCATCTTCGAATCAAGTGACTGCTCATTCCGTTACTAACCCACTCGAATTCAAATCTTGTGAAGAGGAATAAAAATGGCTAAAGAAGACATTCCTTATGCATATCGAAGAGACATACCTTGGGATTTAGGTCTGAACGAAGATGGTGATTTGGATATGGAATTGGATGTAAAGGCAGTAAATCAAAGCATTTATTCAATTCTGGTTTCGAATTCGGGAGATAAACCATTGGAACCTCTTTTTGGTTCTAATGTAGAATCTATTCTTTTTGACCAAGCGTTGCCACTAAATATTATAGCATTTGAATTGAAGGAAAAATTGAAGTCAAGTATGGAAAAACTTGAGCCAAGTGTAATCCCAATCAAAATTGATGTGGATGGTTCCAATATAACCGACCATATTATTCGTGTGACTATTGAATACCTCTTGTCTGACGGTATTACAACCGGAGTTTTTGACGAATCGTTGGCAATCGAAGACCTAAAACGCTAATATAGGATACTCTCATGTCAGAACAAAATATCAACTTTCGAGATATTGATTATCAAGGTCTAAAGGAAAGTCTTATTGCTTTTCTACAGACTACAGATGCATTCAAAGATGCAAACTTCGACGGAACTTTCCTGAATCATCTTGTCAATATGCTATCTTATACAGGTGCAATTTTTGGCAACTATGTCAATTCAATGGCAAACGAATCCTATATCTCTACAGCACAATTGTATGAATCTGCGAATAGATTGGCTAAACTGGTTGGTTATAAGGCACATGGGTTCGAAGGTTCAACAACAACAATTTCAGTCACACCCGATTTCAGTTCAATGGGAATTGAAGAAGACCTTACCGACTATTATGGTTGGCAAGCATATTTTCCCAAGAATATTCAATTTTCCACAAGACGATCCAACACAAGAAACAAGTCTCTCATCTTTTCCAATACGACCGATTCTATTATCACCATCAAAGACCCAAATACAGAAGATTCTTCTGATCCTAATGCTATTAGTCTTGAACTTTTGCAGGGAATTCCTCTAACGATAGATTTTGTAAGTGATGGAACGTCGTTGCAGAGTTTTGAAATTCCGAACCCATTCATTGATTGGAAGAACATTACAGTCTATGTTCTCAACGAAAATAGCGAAGAAGAAAAATGGGAGAGTGTAACAACGTGGTTTTATTCAGGTTCAAACGAAAAGATTTATGTACCATTTATCAATCCAAAGGGATTGGTTGAAGTTCTCTTTGCTGATGGTAACTTTGGTAAGATTCCGGAAGCAGGAAGAACAATTCGTATTGAGTACTTCGTCACGCAAGGTTCTGCTGGTAAGGTATCTTCTGGATCGATCAACAATCTTACAGATACGGTTTATTTTGTCAACCCCGACAATCCTCTTGATCGAATTGAGGGTCAATTTGCTATTACACATGCTTCAGAAAGTTCTGAAGGTCAGAATATTGAACAGATGGACAAGATAAAGGAATTTGCTCCTTTATACTTTGGTATTCAGAATCGTCTTGTCAATGCGTTCGATTACAAATGGTATATGTTGGGTGCATATTCTTATCTTGTGGATGCAAATGCGTTCAATTATGAAGAAGCTGTTGATGTTGGTCTATTGCGTTCACCATGTTCTAACAATTTTCTCAATGGTCGTTGGGCATCTTACACAGAACAAAGTGCTGTTGGATACGATAATCCGCTAAAGATTCCGAATGATTGGTCTTTTGGTGGTTTTTATGAAGCATATACAGTCAATGCAAATGATACATTACCACTTCCTCCTGTGAATGGTGAAGATGTTTCTGTTAGCGGTCTTCTCAACTTTGGAACTTCGACTGCACTTTATGTTGATACAACCCGCGCATGTGATGATAATGCCAATTCAACCATTTCTCAGCAAGTTACATTGACAGCAAATGAAACCTGTTGCACAATCATTTCATTTGAATTGGAAGCCCTAAATCCAAACTGGAACGAAACCCGACAACAATATCCCGAAGTTACTTCCAATGATATCTCTCTGTATGTCAACGGAAAGGAATGTTATCTTCAAATTGATGCATTTGAGTATAATACAGAAGGATACAATGTAGAAACTTGTTGTTGTGAACGAGAAGGCGATGTTCGTGGTTGGTACATTGTAAAGGGTGTTGCTTTGTTGGATGAAGAATATATTGATCCAACTGACTATTCAGCAAGCGTATTGGGTTCTATTGTAATCAAACCAAATCGACAACTTCTACTAGGTGAAGCCAAAATTTATCCAAATGTCAATCTCTGTGCAAATGATGTCTTTATTGTTCCGGTTCCTGAAACGGGTGGATATCTGAACATTGAAACCAAAGAAAATATCTTGGAAGAATTAGACGAAATCAAAATGATTACAGTGAGAAATCATATCATTTCCCCCATTTATCAAACCTTTGACGTTCGTGTAGTTTATCAAAAGGATGAAACAAGTCTGCTCTCAATTCAAGATGTGACCAATGCAATTCGAAACGAAATCATCAACTACTTTTCTCCTTCCAATCGAAAATTAGGTGATAGAATCAATACATTGGATATCTCCAATAATCTAAACGATTTGAATGGTGTGGCAAGAGCCAGAGTTGTCTTGGAAGCAAGAAGTGCCGATCTTCAAGAACGTGTCAACGATCTTGGTGACTATATTCTTACCGACGCGGAATTTCCAGTTCTCGGCAAAATCACTCTATAGGATTTCCTATGATTCAATCCTTTGACTTCTATAACTTTCTCAAAGATATAACCAATCAATCTATCGTTCCTCTACAGGGAAATGATCGATATGATGATCTTCTTAGAGGAATTGCAAACACATTTGACACGTTATACAAACGTGTTCAAGAAATCAAGATTGAAAATACTCTTGAACTCAACAATGATATTGAATATCAAAACAACCTCAACACAAACCAAGGAACTGTAAATCAAGATATCATTCTTGAGTATCTGTCAATGTATCTTGATACCGATCATTTCAAAGATACAGTTGCTTTGCTAATGCGAATCTATGAATATCGTTCTAATGGAAACGATTGGGGAAATATTGATAAGTTTGTAGAAAAGTGGATTGTACCTTCCTTCAAATTTTTTACAATGAATGCAGGAGATTTGCACAAATGGAAAGGAACGTCCGGTCTTCTGGAAAGATTGTTCGAGTTTTATAGCGAAGTCAATGACAATACAGTTATGTTTGATGGTATCATTGAAGAAGAAGATGAAGACAAAAACGATTGGAGATTGAACAAGTTTACTTCTCCCCGTATTGGAATTGATGAAGTCAACCTCAAAAGAAACTATCCCAATATTTCAGCTATCGACAATATCAATATTACAAAATATGTAGAATTGAACAAACATAAGTATGTAGTTGCTGGAAGTTTCTTGTTTATGAGCGAAAAAGACAGAGACGATTGGTGGATTATTGATATCTTGGACAACTTCTATAAACTAAACGATGATTATTTTGTCGTTTTGCGTAGTGATGATATATATTTATATTCTGATAACGTGAATATTTACAACACAAACTATGAATTTGTTGCTCCTGTATGGACTGAAAGAGAAACGAATGTAGAATTTGTCCCGCAAGTAATGAACAATTCAGATAAGTTCAACGAATATCACAATAACAACTTCTACTGGATCGAAAAGATTGATAATGAAGACGATACTCTAGCCGACTATTACTACAACCTCAAACGTTGGCATATGCTTTCTGATGGTGCTGTATCTTTGCAGATGGTCAAAGAGGGTCTTGGGATAGGATATGAACCTCTTGCATTTGAAACTAATCAATCTTCGTATCCAAGAATCACAGATATCGTCAATGTAGACTACATTTGGTTGGATTTTCATGAAGACAACGCAACAACTTATGATTTTCGAATTCAAGATGTCAAGATGGTCTATACGTTTACATATGATTATCAATTTGAAAAAGTAGACGGAACTTCTACGACATATCCAATGGAACGATTGATTGCTGTTGCCCGAGATGGATATGACTATGATCATGACGCAAACGGTTTTTACTACCAAATTATTAGCAAATTGGAAGATGGTAGCAATCAAAAGTATTCGTTTGTGCATCGGGTTCTAAGTTCTCAATTCGATCAAGAACTCTATAAACTATTGGGTTCTGAAACTGTTGATATTCGATCTGTCTTTGATATTTTCATCGTACAAAAAAGCGACACAACCTATGATGATTACTTTACAGCAAAGGGATATTGGAACGCAAATAATGATACCTATAGCCCACCATCTACCAATCCTTCACATGGAGACTATTGGATTGTATCTCAAGATGGAAATGTAGAATTGAATGGAATCAAATATTGGCAAGCGAATGATATTGTTGTATGGAACGGAAACTTTGGTTATTGGGAAAAGAACAACCAGATTCCAAGCATCAAAGATCAGACACTTAGTTATTATAAACTAGATCATACAATCGTTGCTCTTGGAACACCACAATTCGATACACCTTATTCAAACCCCGATAATACAATAAAAAGTGAATATGAAAAGTCGGGTGGTATGTATTTGATGAAATGTTCTGATGTTGATGTAAACGTGTCTAATTATTCCAACGTTTTGTCTGTTGATGTCAACGCAATTGAAACGTTTGGAGACAATTCTTCTTTGCTATATTTGTACGTTGATAAGAACGATTCACGATTCAAAGTATATTCCGTAAAAACGTTTGGTTTCTACGATGAACACGACAGAATGGACTTGTCGAGAGTTCTGAAGAATTTCCCCCTCAACACTTCAATAATATCCATTTACAAACTTGAAGTTACCGACAAACATATTGTAGTCTATTGTCGTGACACTCGAAACACACAATGGAAAACAATGGTTCTGGTCCTTGAAAACACACAATATAATTTGCCTCTTGAACTTCAAACCAACGACTTCAATATGAGTTATGATGTAGATGTGAGAACACGAACAAGAAATAATCAACCGTGGTATCGTATCAACGACGAAAACGGAGATGAAGTTGAAGACGAAGAAGTTGCAGCATTTGAATCTATTTTAGATCGATATTCTCCTATTACGTCGCAACATGATAGCATAAAGGGGTTGATGGATTTAGGATTCTCAAATCAAAAATACGATAATTCTTATCCACCCGAAAACTATCCAGTAGTATTTCCTGCTTTGGACACAACAAAATATGCCAAAGAACAGGTTTATTTGAAACCACAAGATTCTCTATTCTTGCGTGTAGACGGTGATCCGGACGATGTAAATTGTGACTGCGAAAATCAAAGAAAAACTCTGTATGTATATGATTTCGAACCTATGATTCTGTTCTATGACTTGGATACCGGAACGGGTGATCCTGATGTTTATGGTTATCCAACGAAAGTTGCTTTACAGAAGGTGGGTGTAGTAAGTGACGAATATTCTGGATATGAAACCGTCTGCCGGTTCGAGTCTGACTGGTTCTTCTATTACTATGATTCCGGAGAAACTTTTCCTCTGTACGTTCGACAAAAGATTCGTTTGAACCTGTATTCATCTTATCAATCTTTTCTTCCGTATTGTGGTAAGTCTGAGCTTCGATTCAATTGGGGAATGCATCACTATATCGAATATCATGATGAACGAGAGGAAACAACGATTGAAGATTGGATTGTTGGATTGGATGAAGAAATCTATAAACCCGTTTCCGAAGACGATGAATGCAATCCAGTCGGAACATTCTATACAACAAATGTGGTCGATGATGGTAACACAATTGGTTGTGATGGTTCTCTACAGAATCCTTGGACATTATATAACATTGAAGCAGCAAAAATATCCTTGACCTAATAAATATATCAAAGGGGAATCAATGTCGAAATTTCACGAACCTTGTCAATGTTTTGCAAAGGGTCAACTAAGATTCTTTGATAAAGAAACAGGACAAGAAATTACCAAGAAGAATCTTGTTGTCAAGAATTCCGCCCATATTTCCGTTCTAGGTTTGGGTGGAGATATTCTAAACACAACAGTTCGTGTTGCATCTTGGGGTGATTTATATCCAGAAGAACCTTCACAAACAGGATACAATTGGACAAAGTTTGAATCACTTGAAGGTTATCATGTAATTTCTGGCAATCATACTCACAAAGAATTCAACGTAACGGGTCATTCTTATCCAGCACACAAGTCGATCAAATTTACATTTGAATTTGACCGAAACAATGCCTCTGATTTCATTGGAAAGAATCTTCTGGAATGGGGTCTTTTCTTCAATGATGTTATGTTTTCCAGAGTTGCGTTAGAAGATGATTTTGTATTTCAAAGTTATATGACAATTGTAGGTGAATGGACAATCGTTTTTTCGACTTGTTCGGGTGGATATTCCAACTTCATTCTCAATCAATATGAATTGGGTGCTTTGTGGGGTATGGATTATGTAGACGTAGATACTGATCTGGTAGAAGACTATGTTGGAGAAAATGAAGCAATCGGTATTATGGACCCACCTTTATTGGTGAGTAATCTTCTCGGTGTTCAAGGAATCGATTCTACGGATTTCAAACATCAAAACGCCATTCCAACATTTTATGGAACAGATGGAAAGCACAACATTCTTTATGTTGAAGAAGATGATCAAGATGGAGCATTGGATTTACAAGACGGTAAATTTACAATCTGGCAATGGTTCAAAATTATCGATGGAAACTATTTGGATAACAACGACAATCAATGGGTACTGTTGTCGAAATGGGCAGAAGATGGATTGACTTCTGACAAGTCCTACAAACTCTATATTCAAAGAGAAGACCCCAACTCAACACTTTCCGATCTCTTTACACTCAATTTTGAAATCAATGATAATGGAACGATCAAAAAATTAGAATCCGATTTGCTTGAATTTGATATCAATTCAACCCTGTCATTAGCCGAAACTTGGTGTCTGGTTGTTGTTGTTTTGGACCTATCGACTCAAGAACTTATCATGTATCTAAATGATGTGGAAATTGGAAGTCTAACGCTAACAGGTAGAGGTATTACACCATCTAACGATTCAACCCTCTTCATTGGTTCTTCACAGAAAAACAAAGCAGATACAACATCATATATGGAAGATTATGTTCCGTATGGGTTTATTGATGAAACTGCAATTAGTCACGATACGTTGAGTAGATCAGCCATTTCTTTGTTGTGGGCGAATGGTACAGGTGACTTCTACGTTCCATAGAAAGTGAAACATGGATAATCCAAATCCAACAGCTATGTATCTGCCTAGACCGTATCCTTCGGCATTGACTCCCGAATGGAAGAAGTTTATTATACAAGCAGCGACACCAAACGATACGAGATTAGACTTTTCTCAAAAACAAAAAGCATTGATTCCTAGAATCTATTCAAACGTATATGGTGTTCCTTCCTATCCAAAACCCAATACAACCACTTCAACAGGAACTTTGGACGAAAATACCGATATTGCATTTATGCAATGTGTCACACCCAATTTTCCAATTTGGGTTGAAAAGATCAAAGTTTGTCTTCATCAACCAGCAACTTATGGATGTGTCAAGTTGAACGTTTGGGATTTTGGAGATTCAGAAGAGAATGTTCCAGTGAATCTTGTAGGTATCAACGAAGGGCAAAGTTCCAACGAAAATATACCACTAACACTCAACCCTTCTACTGAACTTGTCAGCAACGTTTTGGCTGATCCTGATTTGTATATGGTAGAGTCTGAACAATTGTCAATCTATGATCCTTTTGGATATACCATTGACGAGAATTCTATACTTCGTTTTGGAATTCAGTATGCAGAAGGTGATGCATATGGATTGAAAGTTTTCTTGATTGGTTGGGTAATGGAATGTGAAGGTTCCGGTGAAGGTGGTTGGGAATCTGATCTATTGACTGAGTACAGTTATGAGGATAATGTAGACGGTACGGGTGGTGGTGAGGATGGAATCGGTAGTGATATCAATAATGCTGTGATCAATGTTGTTTCTCCCGATTCTGGACACTGGCGATTGAATGGTCAAATTACAGCAGGCACATACGTTCATCTTGTCGAAGAATCCTCTATTGGTGGAACTTCCACAACCATTAGCTTTGATATCGGATCAGAAACAACATATTCGTTCACAGGAACTTATGAAGCAGGAACAGAAAAGAAAGATCAGTTCATCTTCAAACTCAACGACACAATTCTTTATGATACTGGATTGGTGGATGGTGGTGGTGCAATTTCCTTCTAAGGTTCAAAATGGCAAATACACATAAAGAAACAACCGAATTTGTTCAACCTTATCGTGTGGGTAATAGTTTTGCCGTCACATTGCGGGGTCATTGGTCGGGTATTCCCGAGAAGGAAGAAAGAGAAACGCTTGATACCTATAACCCATATTCAATACAAACATTTGATAGCGATCTAAAAAAGATTATTGGAAATGAAAATTATAATGGTGTCTATGATAGTTTTTACGCACCTGTAGATTTCAAGATTTCTGGTTTGACGGTGCGAATGCCTGTACCTCTGATCAAAGATGCCAAATTGACTCTTCAACTCAAAGTCAATGGTGGTGTAATTGAGAAGTTTCAAATACCAGAATTCAGCGATAATAATGCTAAAAGCTATACCGTAGATTGTTCTTTTCTGATTTATGAGGATGATAAGATTGAGGTAGAAGTGGAAGCACAAGACTATGAAAAACTTACGTTCAATGACAATAATATAACTGTGGTGGTTTCTGGTTGTGTTTCGTATTTCATGTATAAAGAAATATGGTCGGATATTATCGTTCAAGCAGCAACAACCGAAGAACTAAACACTCTGTCTGGTTTGCAAACCGTTGATGGTGTTTCTCTCGAAGCGGGAGATGTTGTATTAGTCAAGGATGAAGAATTGTCTCTAGATAATGGTCTATATGTTGCGGGATTGGGCAATTGGACAAGACATGCCACTTATAGTGATATGGAATCACTTCAAGGAATTATTATGCATGTCGAAGATGGTGATGTGAACAAATCTGATGATAATACCAACTTCACTGTAATGGATTTCAATGAAGGGTTGACAACACCTTACTATCGCGTTGTAGAACCCTTGATGTCTTGGAATTCAGAAGATTACTGGTATAAGACGGTTATTCATCTTCAAAATAGAAGTGGAAATGAAGATATTCGAGATAGAGTGTATTTCGATCTTGTAAAAAGTGGAATGGACTTTCTATTTCAGGGAATTCGTTTGTCGTTGTTTAGAGATGATTTGATGGTTGTGGATAGATATCAAGAAAGAATCGTGTGTTTATACTTGGATATATTGGTCAATGGTCGAAGCATATTACCCATTGCCAATTTTCCAAGACCACTACAAATTGATTTGAACCAAAAGTATCGAACGTATGATATGAATGTTTTCAATAACGAAGATGGTTATCCGATTCGTTTTGGTGATAATATTGATATCAAGGCATATCTCAAGAACCCACACACCAAATACAATGGAAAATTATTGAATGTGCAACTTTATGGTTGTTCTCCATCTTGCGCTTTGATTGATTCTCCATTGATTGCTGTCTATGAACCATGTGAAGAAGAACCTTGTGTGTGGAAGAATCCGATTGTGGAACGTTGTGAACCTGATACTACGGGAGAAAGTGTCTATAATCCAAAGGTCAATCCTGTATCCTTACCAATTCCAAAGGGTCAGAACTTTATCACAGTAGATGGTGATTATGTAGTTATTGGTGGAGAAAAGATATATGTCTAAAGAACTTATTACAATCGAAGAAGAAAACTTTCATCCAACTCTAGCAAGAGAAGATGATTTGCAAGACCATATCAACGATGTTGCCAATCCACACAATACATCTAAATCACAAATGGGTTTGGGTAATGTAGAAAATGTTTCTATTCAAGATCATATAGACGATACATCCAATCCACATAGCGTCACAAAAAGTAATTTAGGAATTGACAACGTAGAGAACATAGCCATTTCGACTTGGACAGGTTCATCAAATTTAGAAACTGTCGGTACAATATCTTCTGGTACTTGGGAAGGAAATACTATTGATGCTGCATTTCTTGACTTGGCGGGAATTGATATTGGTGATTTAGATAGCTTTGATCTCTCTTCTTTACAAGATTATGATCTATTACAATACAATGCAGCAACTCAAAAATGGGAAAACACTTCCAATTTGGTTCTTCAAGATGATATTGTCGTTTATGATTATACGGATTCAATCCCCGAAAAGATATTTGAAGTTGATAATGCTAATAATACAACCAGAATAGGAAACATCTACAGTGGTAACTATAGTGAATTCGAATCGGATGGAACTTTAGAATTCAATGGTGATGCTGTCGTATGGGACGATCTTCGGTATCCTGCGGTTGCGTTCGAACCGGGACCATCAAGGGCACCCGATTTTGATAAGTTCAAAGATGATGGAGGTGGTAGTCAAGGTGTGTTTATATATTTTTTCGACGGTTCTACTGAAGAAGAATTATATGGAGCAGCGCAATTACCACACGGTTATAAGTTAGGAACTGATCTTCACCCACACGTTCATTTTATTGTTCCAACATCAGGCGCGTCAGGAGAATTTGTTCAGTGGGGTTTAGAATATACTATTTCAGATATTGGAGGAACGTTCTCTAATACAAATATTATTTATACTGATGCATCAACAGCAGCAACAGCAACAACTAGCGGGGATGGAACTCTTACAGCAGATAAACACTATAGAGCAGAGTTTCCCCAAATTGATTGTTCTTCTATTACAGGTATAAGTGCAATGATTGTTTTTCGAATCTTTAGAGATGCTACAGACGGAGCAGATGATTATCCAAATGATGCTGGATTATTGGAGTTTGATTTCCATTATCAAATTGACACAGTTGGTTCACGATCAGAAAATATCAAGTAGCTTCTTGTTCAATCTTGAATTTTTGATGTGAAATTTGAACAATTTTCTTGATATCATCCAAATGAATTCCCTTTGGAATCTGATCTTCAACCTTATCCAAAAACTGTGTTATGACTTCAGTAATATCTGCCTTTGAATTGAACCCCTCAAAACCGTCTTCCATATCTTCTTCAAATTGTTGAATCTCATATCCAATCGACAAATCTTTCGGATTGAACGATTTGATGAACTTGTAGACTTCTTCATTCCGTTTGTTGTATTCAAAGAATAAGAGCTTTATAAAATTTCCCGATATGCGTTTGGATAGTTGGGTAGTCTGATCGTCTGAAAGTGTCTCTATCATTTTTATAAAGGCATCTGTGCTGTTGATATTGATATATTCGAACCTTGGGCTATTTCCCCGAATGAATTCCAGTTCATTTTCGTCATTTATACAATAAAACCCCTTTACATCTCCTACATCATTATAGGATGAATTGATCAAAGAACCGACATACAATACCGATCCACGTTCACATCGTTTATGATAATGACCCGACAGAACATGTGTTGATTTGCTGAAGTCTTTATCTGAATCAAACATGGTTGAAGTATCTTCTTCGTGTTCGGAATACAATCCAATTGAATCAAAATGTCCAAAGACTACATCATATTTGTTCTTTTTGAGTGTTTCTTGAACTTTCTTCTTTTGTTCTTCATTATCCACCCAAGGAATCAACAAACATTTCTTACCCTGAATCTTTTTCTCCTGCATTGTAGAAACAATTTCAACGTTGGCGATTTTTTTGGTAGGTGAATCAAATCGAAGAAAACGACAATTTACATAATCAATATTTGTCTCTTTGTAATAGAGATCATGATTGCCGACAAGAATGAAAATTTCCTTGACTTTTCGGGATAGATTGATGAAGAATGTCCATGCATCATTGAGAACTTGATAATCGACCGAAGAACGACTATCAAAGATATCTCCCAAGAATACAACGGAATCATCTTTTCCAAAATGTTCCTGCATGAACTGAAGTTCTTCAACGAGAATGGAATGAAACGTTTTATTATTCTTTCGCATACCAAAGTGTAGATCACCGCATATATAAA